GATATGCTTTCGTTAGCAATCGCAGAGGCAATAATATTAGATACGCTTGTTGTCGCTATTGATATATCAACAGATGTAACCCCAGCTAAAGTAGCCTTAGAACTTGCGCTAACATTTGTAGCACCCGATACAGATGCTGACATAGTTCTTATTCTTACAGACCCTACAGATTCTGTAATTGCTATATTTTCTGAAGCTGATACTTCCTTTACAACATTGTATGTTGCTGAAGTTGTCGCTGATATATCTACTGACGCTTCTGCTAATATATCTTGCTGGACAATCACTACCGCAGTAGCACTAACAGACATTGAAATATTAGTTATGTCATCTGCTGTAAAAGAAGATAACTCTCCACTATAAACGCGAAGAGGAGATTTAATACTTCCTGACCAAGTTCTATTTTCTGGTGCTTGGTATTGTGTGCCACCTGAATTAGTTGTGCCACCAGCAATAGATGACCTACCTACACCCCAACCACCTTGATTTCCACCTGACCAAATGTCATTTTCTAGTTTTCCGCCACCAGATGTTTCTTGGTATATGTATAAATTATTATCAATCCAAACTCTAACTCTGCCAGCGGCAGATGGTTTAAACTCCCAAGTAACAGTATGAACCCCACCGTCAAACTCTGGAATATCAGATATTGGAACATTAGCTACAGCTATATCAGTATCATCAGATAGCAAGTTTACACTTGTAGCACCTTCTCCAGACCTAATTCTTAAATGATATACATTGCTTATTTTTGATACACCAAACCAAGCACCAACCCCAGTACCACCATGTTCAAAAATTGGTACTGTTTGAGTAAAACTAGACGGCAGTGTTAATTCACCAGCAAATACGGTGTTTACATTTCTAGGAACAAAACTACCAGCAAGTGTCCCTTCTGGGAAAGTGTTGTCTAAAGTTAAGCCACTCTCAGGCATTAACCCTGCGATAAAGTGCAACACTCTATTTTGGTTCGCGCTAACAGTTATAGCTACATTATTTTCTGATGATGATACTGTTCTTATTAATCCAATCTGAGAAAAAACAGAAACTGAAGTATTTACACTAGCAGAAGCATTTATAATCTTAGTGGCTAATCCAGATACAGTTATCGCTGTTGCCACAGAAGAACCAGTAAATGTCGTTTTTGTTAATGATGATGATACTGTTGACGCAATATTAACACTGGCTGAAAACAGCCTTGTTTTGCCAGCAGAAGCACTAACAGATGTTGCACCCACAACACTAGCAGACATAAGCCTAGTAACAGTTGGCGTATTCGTAACTGTTACAGCAACAGACGCATTTGCTGTAGCTGATAAAATCCTAGAAAGGGTAGAGGCAACAGATACAGAAGTTGCCGCACTACCAGTCCCAAGAAAAACATCAAACGATGTTACGCTATCAAGAGTGCCAAAGTCCCAAGTATCTAAAGCACCCCACTGATTCATAGAATCAAGGGTGGTGGCACTCCACTCAATCGCGTTAGTGTCTAGCGTATCAAATGGAGTACTAAGACTGTCTAGCGTACCCGACAGGTTGTCTAGCGGTACTCTATACCCCATAATTTACTCCGATTTAAGCCGCAGTTACGTCTAAATCACCAGTGTCTATCTTTAGAATATCACCAGATGCGATTGTTTTTGAAGCACTAAAAGCACCATGTATCAAAAGATTACCGCCTGATGAAGCATCAAAAATGCCAAAGTGACTTACTGTACCCCATGAACCTGTAGCCGCTGGGAACTCAATAGCACCTGAGTTTGAGGTAGTACCACCAGAAGCTATGCTAAATGAAGCTGACTGTCTAGCATAACCGCTACCAGATAATTCAGTGCCAGTGTTTCCTTCGCCAAAAGTTGCTGTTGCTAGACCAATATATACAGTAGAAGGGTGAGTATAAGCACCTGTTCCTAAAATGTGGTCTAAAATCTCATTTTCGAGATAGTTTGACATTGCAGACATATTTTATCCCCTTGCTGCTGATTGTTGTCTTTGGTATTCAGATTTAATTTGCAGAGAACCACTTCCATAATGCGCACGCTGTTCATCAATCTTAATTTCTTCAGCCGCTTTTGCAAATTTAGCATTGTAAACTGAAGACCTTTGTTCATCTAATAAATATGTATATGCTTCTGTAAGCGCACCATATAAATATAGATCAGGTGATCTAGTAAATAAAGTAGTTGTAGCAGAATCAGATAAACTGTTCAAATTACCAATATATATAATTTCTGCTGTATATGTTGAATCAGGCACAGGACGTAGTTTTAATTCTTTTCCAACAACACTATAGCCTCTAGGTTTTCCAGTAGAGTTAGAACCATATGATTTATCTAAGCCAACAGGACTAAAATAAGATAAATTAACAATAGGATTGGTATTTAATTTAACCTGTCTTATTTCACGCATATCCGTAGGCAATGCAACATATTCATCGCCAACAGTAAGTGTTGCTGTCACGCGCTTTTCTTGTTCCCTGGTTTCTAACTCACGGTTCATTCTTCCTTCCGCAAGTTGAATAAAATCAGGTATTTGTTCTGTTAAATCATCGCGTGCTAAAAAATTAGCAATAGAGGTTTTTAACTCTGCATAAGTGCTAATTGTCATACTGTACCGCCACCTGTTCTAAAAGAACGATTTTCATTGTTATTTAGCCACTTTTTCCAGCCTTTAGGATTTTCATTTGGCTTTCCTAACTTTTTTAATAACTCATGATACAACACATTTGGTATTTCTGCTACGTGCTGCATATGCTTCTGAGTCCCAATCATCTGACCTTTAGACCAATCATTATTCATCTGTTTATTCAGCTTTATTAGATTGTCAAACTTTTGCTGCGTTTCTACACGAGTGTCACCATTAGTATCTTGAACTAAATAACTTGTAACGCCTGTTATTGGGTCAGTTTTTAATAGTTTTTTCAAAGGTTATTAAGAACCAGATAAATCCATTACTACAGCGTGTGCTTTAGGCGCTTGTACCTTTAAAGCCCACTCAGTAACAATTTGGAACTTCTCTGCATCACCTGTTGGTGCAATTTCGTTTTCTGTGAAATTACGTCCATTAAGTGTTGATATAGAAGCAAAGTTTGGATCAAGTAAGAACAAACGATCATTACCCATAAATCGTGAAGGTGCTACTTCGATAGAACCAAAATCTGTTAGGAAAACAGATGTTGAACCAACATAAGTAACTTCTTTAGCTTGGGTCATGTTCACTTGGTTATTTACCAAATTTGATGAAGCTGTTAGATCTGAGAAGTTTGCACGGTTAGTAGCAGAACAAACCATCATTGATGGGTTTCCACCGTCTGTCCATGCATCTTGCATTCCGTCTTCAATCAAAGCCAATGTCAATGCACGATCATCACCACCAGTTACTGTGTCTGTACCATCACCTGATGAGAATGCACCAGCAGTTGCACCTACTGAACCATTTGTAATCCAGCAAGTAAGTGATGCTGATTTACGAGGGTCAGAAGCAGAACGTGCTACATCTGTGTCACCAATTGATTTTTCGATATCGCGTCTTAACTCAAGTGATTTTAACACTTTTTGATAAGCTACTTCACGATCACGACCAGCTTTTTCAACTGCATCTAATGTCTTAGATACTGCAACAGCTTTAACAGAGATTTGGTGATAGTTACCAAGTCTTGTTGTAGGTGTTGCCGCAGCTATTGAAGCATCAGCACCTTCATTAACGTGGTTGTTAGAAGCAGCACTTGCCAATTCTTGTACTTGCCACTCAGTGAAAATACCATTAGAGGTTTCTTTTTTTAACGCAGAAAAGATTGGTGTCTCATCTGGGTCAATACGATAAATTACATCGGCTAGTTGTTCTCTTTCACCGATTGCCGCAGAGGTAAGGTAAGTAGTCATGATTTAATCTCCTTTTGCTATCTACCCATTAAGTATTGAACGGCAGCATCAACAGATTTTTCTTTATTTAATCTGTTTATTGATTCTTGCCGCTGACGACTAGCAACTTGAGATTTTGTTTTTGGTGTACCTGCTTTAGCCATTTTAGGTGCGCTTTTAATGCGTTTCCTAGCTTCGGGTTTCTTCTTTTGAAGATTGTCCCATAGCCAAGCTTTATGCAGAAGTTCAATTGCCCTTGCGTCTGTAGCATTTGCAATCTCGTCTTCTGAGAAGCCAACACGCTGTGCGTATTTTACAACTTCCATTCTTTCCACATTACGTTTTTCTTCATTTTGCCATGAAGGAATACGTTCAAGCATTTCTTGCCTTTGAGAAGCTACATACTCTCGCATCTTAACTTCATTATCTCTGGCTTGTTCACCAGCTATTCTTTCTTGTTCGCTTTTAACGCGGTCTAATTCAGACTTTTGTTTATCCCACTCAGCTTTAGCAAGAAATAAATCTTTCTCAGAATAGCCTTGGTCAGCTAATGCACGCCAGTCAGGTTCCTGTTGGATTGTCTGCTGGATTTTTCCACCGTACAACTCAAGTTGTTTGGCGTATTCGTCACGTTGTTGCTTTGCCTGTTCTGCTTCAAACCGAACTGCTTCACGTTCCTTTGCAATTTCTTGCATACGCCTTGTAAATACCTGCTGCCTTTGATAGCCGTTTCTGAGTTCGTCCAGGTTAACTTCTTCTTCTTCACCATCAATGGTTACTGTGTAAAGAAGTTCCTCTTCGTATTCTTCTTCGTCTACATCGGTTTCGGTATCTTCACCTTCATAAACTTCATTATCAAACTCAGCATTGGGTTCTGTTGCCAGATTATCCTCTTCTGTTTCTTCAAATTCAGTCTCCAGTGGTGAGGCTTGTTCTGCCTCTAGCCGCCTTTCTTCAACCTTGTCCGTTTCAGGGGTGGTAGTTAAAAGGCTATCAATTGCATCATTTACAGATATTGTGCCAGTCTCTTGCGAGTTATTGGACATTTCCTATTTCCTTTTCTCAAAGTTTTGGTTGTTTTTCAAGCCATTTATGGCTGCTTGCGCCAGTTTCCCATCTTCAACCGTACGTTCAATATAACCTTTGACTGCTGAAAGGTTCTGACACAATAGATACAATCTCTCACGAGTTTGCGAATCGTCCACGGAACTATTTTTCCATGCATTTGTAAATTCACTTTCCAAATAATCAAATGCCTCTTGCAATAGTTCGTTATTAAGTAATGATTGCGCTTTAGCGCCTCTGTCAATTTTTTCATAAGCTTTTCCTTCGTTCATGATAATAAACTGTATCCTCCGTAAGCATATGGACTTGAGTACATTGGCTGAGAACTAAACCCACCTTCAGGTTGTTCTAATCCGTACATTTGGTAAAAATCTAATAGACCATTAGGCTGGTCTAAACTACTAGGACGATAGTAACTAGCATTTGTCTGATAAGGCAACGTCATGTTAGCCATATTAAGATTAGGCACTGTTGTTGGTTCTTGTGTAGGCGCAACAGGTTCTGCCATTGAAAGAAAGTTTGCAGGTTCAGGTCTTTCTCTATTCATTCGTTCCAGCATAGCTTGTCTTTGCGCTTCTAAATCACGACCTGTTAATCTGTTGTATTTATCGCGAACACCAACAATATCACCTCTATCATCATACAAAGCAGTAGCTTCTGGATCATTAGCAAGAATGTTTAAAAATCTTTTGCCCATAATAGGCGCAGCTATATTTTGAATTGTATTTAAATTAGGGACTTTAAAAGCAGTTAATAACCCTTGTTGTATTATATCTTTTACGTCCATA